GACCAGCGGCTGGCCAAGCTGGGCCTCGAACCATCCAGCGACCAAACCATCTCAGCCCTCTGCGATATGGTGGAACAACTTCAGGAGCGCCTGGCCGAGGCCCCCGGCATCGGCCTCAATCTCACCCTCTCCGATGAGCAGACGGCCTTACTGCAGGCCGCAGTGGAGGCTGCCATTGCCAAGGCCGGCGCCGTCTTAAACGCCAAGAACAAGGAGGCCCTGACCCAGGCCCGGGACCTGATCAGCCAGGTTCTGGCCGCGGCCGAAAGCTCCTCCTCCGAAGGCCTTGCCGCCACCCCTAACCAAAGCATCTACTCTCTCGCGTTGAACCCCGGCCAAGAGCCTCAGGGGGGGAGACCAGCGGGGGATTCTGTCAATCTGGCTGAAATCTTGGCAGGCGCCAAAGAATTGCACCAGCTTACCTGCCCGTCCAATGCGGGCTAAGGAGCGAGATCATGCCGAATACAGCACTTGCGGAACAGATCAAAACCATGCTGGAGGAGGTCAAGGGCCAGCTCGAAACCAAAACCGAGGACGGGCAGGTCATTAAGCTGCTCGACGTCTTCAAGATGTTCCCGGCTCTCCAGGAAAAATATACCTCCCTGGAAAAGCGCCTGGAAGAGTTCGAAAACCAAGTCAAGACCCGCAAATGGGCCACCGGTCTTGCCGGCCTGGAACTGGAAAAGGACAAGTTTTCCCTGTGCCGGGCGTTGTATGCCATGCGCACCAACAACTGGGACAAGGCCCAGTTCGAGGCCGATGTCTTCCGGCAGACCCGGGCCCTGTCCACCGGCGACGATAGTTCCGGCGGCTACCTGGTCCCGGCTCAGGCCATGCCGGAGTTCATTGAAATGTTCCGGGCCGAGGCGGTTTGCATCCGCATGGGGGCTCGGGTCATCGACGGCCTCACCGGGGCCCCGGTGACCTTCACCCGGCAGACCGGCGGGGCCACCGCTTACTGGGTCGGCGAAAACAAGGAAATCACCGAAAGCGCCCTCTCCGTGGGCGAACTCAAGATGATCCCTAAAAAGGTGGCGGCTCTGACCAAGCTGAGCAACGAGCTGATCCGCATGTCCAGTCCCGGCGCCGAGGCCCTGACTCGCCAGGACTTTGCCGTCGCCCTGGGCCTGGCCGTTGACCTGGCGACTCTGCGGGGCTCCGGTTCGGAAAACCAGCCCCTGGGGATCGCCAACACCCCTGGCATCAATACCGTGATCCTGGGCGACAATGGCGGGTTGCCGAATTTCGACACCTTCACTGACATGGAATACGAGGTGAGCGTGAAAAACGCCCTCCGGGGCAACCTGGGATTCGTGTTCCATCCGGCGATTCGCCGCCTCCTCAAAAAGCTGAAGATCGCCCAGTTCTCTACTGACGCCGGGGGCGAATACGTGATTGCCCCCTTCAGCGACGCCCAACTGGAAGCCTACCTGGGCTACAAGTTCGGCATGACCACCCAGACCCCGGTCAACCTGAAAAAGGGCGAAGCCGCCAACTGCACCGAGATCTACTTCGGCAACTGGGCGGAAGTGCTCATCGGCCAGTGGCTGGGGTTCGAAATCCTGGCCTCCAACGTGGCGGGGTCCGCCTTCGCCAGCGACCAGACCTGGGTGCGCATCATCTCCCAGGTGGACATCGCCCTGCGCCATGCGGCCAGCATGTGCCTGTGCAGCGACGCCAAGATCGCGGCTTAACCTGATCACCTCATAGGGGCCGGGACTGAAGATCGGCCAACCCCGGCCCCGCTTTATAAGGAGAACGACCATGAAAGGCAACGAGAACATCAAGCACCCTATCGGGATCGACCCTCAGGAGATCACCGGCGCCGCGGCCCCCGGGACCACCGTGGAAGGTCCGGCGGTTGATTGTCGGGGCTTCGAGGAGGGCCTGGTGACCCTGCAACACGGGGCCGTCTCCGACGGCGGCACCCTGAGCTGCAAGGTGCAGGAATCCGATACCGATGCTGCCGAGGACTTCGATGACATCGAAGATGCGGCCTTCGCCGATGTAGCCGGCGGCGCCCTGGTGGCCTCCGGGGTCTATGTCGGCCGCCTCAACCTGGCGGGCCGGAAACGGTATATCCGGGTGGTGGCCACGCTGGTCGGGGCCGCCGAAACCGCCCTGGTTTCTGCCCTGGTGACCCTGCATCAGGCGAGGGAGTTGCCGGTTTCCCAGGTTAACGCCCTGGCCTTTAACCTGAGCTGAGCCATGACCTTATATCGGGTCAGAGAAGGCTATGTGCTCCATCTGGGGAATAGACAGACCTTATCCCCTGGGACCATCTTTGAGCCTGACCAGAAGGTCCTGGAGAGCCAGGGCTGGAAAGTCGAACCGGTAAAGGAGGTCGAACCGGTGCAAGAAGAACCGAAACCGGTAACCAAGGACGCGGAGGCTCCACCCCAGGACCGCATGATCAAGAAGCCTCCGGTGAAGAAGTAAGCGCGAGAGGAAGCCGTGAACCTGACTACCCTGGCCAAGGTGAAAACGCTGCTGGAGTTGGCGGAGACGGACTGGGACGGCCTCATCAACGAATTAATCGGGGCTGTGTCGGAGCGCTGCGCCTCCTACTGCAATCGGGATTTTGAAAACAAGTCCCGGGTGGAGTACCACGACGGCGGCGGGCGGTATCTCTATCTCAGGGGCCTGCCGGTGGTGGGGAGCATTACCTCCATCTACGGCTCGGACACCTGGGAGTGGGCGTCTGGCGACCTCATCGACTCGGACGACTACTTTCTTCATGCATCCGGCATGGTGGGCTATCGCTACGGGGCCTGGCCTTACGGCCCTAAAGCCCTGAAGGTGACTTACACCGGGGGCTATTTCGCCTTTGACGCTGGGCCAAAGCCCCCGGCTGGCTACAACCCGCCTCCCGACGGTCTGGAGATGGCGGCCAGGACTCAGGTGGCCTACGACTTCAATCGGCGCAAGGACGTTGGCCTGGAGTCGGTGAGTTTCCCTGACGGCTCCATCCAGAAGGTGAGCTCCGGGGAGTTTCTCCCCTCAGTCAAGGCGGTATTGAATCGGTATCGGATCAGACCTCATGGCTAAGAACCCGGTCATAACCCTGGACCAGATCATCAAACTCCTGTCGCCCAAGGTGGTGCAGGTGGTCAAAGAGCACTCTGTCCGGCTTTGGCAGCAAGTGATAATCCGGCACCTGACAGGAGGGACAACCTCCGACCGTCTGGGCCGGCGCAGCGGCACCCTGGCCCGGTCCACCCGCCCTCTGCCGGTGAAGATGGAAGGGAGCAAGGTGACGGGCGGCTTGTCCTTTGGAGCCGAGTATGCCTGGACACATATCGGCCCGGCGGGTAGCCAGGTGACCATCCGGCCCAAGAACAAAAAATTTCTGGCCATCCCGCTGGCGGCAGCCAAGACTGCGGCGGGGGTGGCTCGGGGCGGCCCCTTATCCGGCATCTGGGGCCCCACCTTTATCGCCAAAGGGATCATCTTCGGGTTTTCCGGGGGGACCAAGGCCAGCCAAAGCGCCAAGCCCATCCCCCTGTTTGTCCTGAAGCGGTCGGTGGTGGTGCTCCGGCGGATATTCCCTAAGGAGCACCTGCTGGACTGGGCCAAGCCTAAATTTATGGCTGACCTGTCCCAGATCGTGAAGGTGGGTTGATGGCCGACAGCATCAAAGTGCAGGCGATGCAGAAGCTGGCCGGGGTATTCGGAGCCGTTGCAAGCATCGGCTCGGTGCACCGCTGGCAGGGCAGCCCCACGGACCTGGACCGGGTAAAGCTCCCGGCCCTGTTCTTCTGGGATGAGGACGAGACCCGGGACAAGCGCAACCGCCTGGCGATGGGGACGCTCAAGCTGTATGTTGCCGTGTTCATCCGTCTGAGCCCTGCGGGAGCGGCTTCATTTAATGACGTTGCCGACAACCTCCAGGGCACAATCCACAACGCCCTGCTCGGCACCAGCGAGCTAAAAGGGCTGGTGGAGAACCTCCAGGAGGAGCGGGTTTGGAAGGAGTTTCCCAACGACCAGTACGGGGTTCTCTTTATGAGTTTCACCTTAACCTATGCGCACGCCTGGGGCGATGCCTTTAGCACTACCTATTAAGGAGGGGTAAGCCATGCCTGTACCTGCAAGTGTTGAAAACTACACCGTCCCGGGAGGCGTCAAACTCTGGTTCGATGCCGGGGCCGGAGAACGGGATCTGGGGAATATTACGGAGGTGGACATTGAGGGCGGCACCGAGGAGCTGGAGCACTTCAGCAACCGCTCCGGCAAGCGCCTGAAGGACAGGGTCATCGTCCTGGAAGAGAAGCTGACGCTCAAGTTCAAGTTCGATGAGCCGGTAATCGAGAACCTCAAATATTACTTCAAGGGCGGGAACATCGAGAACCTGAGCCCCGGCACCGGCGCGGTGTCGGATCAAACGCTCGCTCTCCTCGGCACGGTCCTGCAATCGGTGGGCCAGTATTACGGTCTCTCCGGCGTCACGGTGCGCCAGTTCCTGGACAAGGTCTTCGTCTACGACGGAGCGGCCTACACCGACCGCTCGGCGGAGGCCGACACCCTGGCCGGCACCCCCTTCACCACCCTTACCGATGCGAATGACGTGCTTTATCTGGGCAAGGACACGCCGTTCAAGGAGGTGTATTTCGACTTCGCGGCGAACGGGAGTTACGGCGCCGTGGTGGTGGAATACTGGGACGGGGACGAATGGAAGGTGGTCAGCGGCAAGGCTGGGGCTGCGGCGGCCCTGGCGGCGGACGGGAAAATGCAGTGGACCCTGCCTGGCGACTGGACCAAAACTACCGTCAACAGCTATTCCGCTTATTACATCAAGATCACGGCCACCACTCCCTGGACTACCCCTGCCACGATCAATTGCATCCGGCAGAACTGTGTCGCGAACACCGACTACGTGCTGGACGCAGGCCTTGCTGGTGAAGACGGCAGGCTTCCGGGCCGGATCGGCCGGCTGGCCACGGGCATGCTGGTGGACGGCGAAGAGGTCAAGGTTAGCTTTACCTATACCACCTGGGCGTCCGCGCAGTTCCCTATCGCGGGTGCGAGCTTTATCCAGGGGGCGGCCCGTCTGGAGGTGCACCCGGACTCTGGCCGGGGGATTCGCTTTGACGTGATCATCCCCAAGTGCATCCTCAAGCCCAATGGAGCCATTGGCCTGGACGACAAGAAGTGGCTGGAGGTGCCCATGACCCTGGAGGCCCTGGACGATACCGCCAACACTCCCCTGGCGCCCTTGGGGTATTACAAAAGCTATGAAAACGTCGCCTGAGGAGTGAGTTATGCCCGAGCAGATTACTGACAATCAGGTTCTGGGGAGCTACCTGGCTGAAGAGCAGGTGGACGGCTTTACCGTCAAGCCCTGGACCATCAAGCAGCTCCTTCTGGTGATGCCCATCCTGGACGCCCTGGTAGCGGAGTTTAAAAACCAGGGCGTCACCCTGGACAACCTGGGGGAGATGTTTGAGAGTCAGGGGCTGGCGGCAGCCAAGGACATCATCCAGACGATCCTGCCCCGGCTGCCGGAGTTTCTGGCCATCACCCTGAGGATTGACCGGGAGCAGGCCGAGGAGCTTGACCTGGGCCTGGGGATGCAACTGGCGGTCAAGGTCCTGAGGATGAACGTCGACCACCTAAAAAACGCCTTCGGCCTGATCATGAGCCAGATGGGAGTCCTGATCGGGCCGGAAGCCACCAGTTAGCGATAACCGTCGCCCTCTCGGAGTTGGCGAGCCAGGGACATGACCTGTACCAGCTGATCGACGGTTACCCCGCTTTGATGGTGAAAGGGCTTGTGGCCGCGTCCCAGATCAGGAGCCGCCACCGGTTGATGGAGCAGGGCGTATCCCTGACCATGGCGGTGACCGGGGGCCTGGACCTGGCATTCAACCAGGGCAAGGGGAAGGTGCTGGAACGCTGGCTCAAGGAGATGTCGGGTGAAGAAAAAAGCGAACCACCTGAGGAAAAGCCCAAGATGAGCGACCGGGCCTTTTCATTCTTCACCGGCATGCCTCGCCAGGGGCCAGATAGACCAGCAAGAGAAAAATAATCAGCTTTTTTTATGAGACCGGCAACTTTACAAAAATGGAAACCAATTTCTACAAAAATGTCGGTTACCCACTTGCCCC